CGCAATAGTATAGAAGCTTGTTTAGCCTCCTCGTATACTCTATGATTACGTACTAATTTGCCAAACATTGATTGGAGTTCCCTTTTAGTGTACTCACCTCGCCCATTCTGTATAACAGGAGCATTAAATGCCCTGATACTTGCTCTCCCTAAGCGAAAGTCAATATCTTGATCCACTAAAAAGGGTGTTGATCTTGTATTGCCTTGTAACAATGTCGTTAGTATTGCCACTTCTCGGGTAGTGAACCCAGATAAATTCAACGCCCCTTTGTAGTCAGCCAGAGCACGTATAGCTATATCGGTATCGGGGTATATTTGATTTACAGCTATTAAAGTGACGTTGACTTCTGGTGCTGTATGGAATAAATGTGTGGGTACAGCAAACCTACCTTTAATAAAACCAAAGTGTTTGCCAAAGGCATTGCCGCTACTACTGTGTCCGTCGTTATAGGTATACATATGCCATACCTTGATAGTATACTTAAATTGAAAAGCCTCAGTATTATTAGCTCGGATTGTTTCATCTGATTGAGTGACCTCTTGCGGTAGCTGATCATACCAACCTTTGATCCTATCTACGATTAGCCAAGTGCTTATATCAGTCAGAGACATGCCGTAACCGTCATCTTGAGTTTCCAGCATCCTAGCCAATAACTTGGGTCTGTCCTCTTCTACGGCTGCCATTAATCTGTGCACCTGTACCAAAGTAAGTGTGGTTTCATGATCGTGTGTGTTCATTTTAGCCACGATGTCAAATAGTTCCAATTTAGCCAGTATCAGAAATAGCAAGGATGTCATGTTATCATAAAACCCTTGGGAATATACGGTATCAAAGTACATGTTTAAGCGTTGTTCTTTGGCGTCAACACTGTGAACAACCTCACGGATACGTTTAATCACACTTTGATAGTTAATAGTGCCGTTTGTATTCAAGCAAGACTTATTAACACCTAACAAAGAGTTGTGCGTTATTTCTAAGTTCCAGGAACTTGGTATGCCGTATACTGTCCCTTTAGCTACGATGTGACTAGCATGGCGCATTTCCAAATCAAAAGCATTCTTAGTGGCTTGTACTACTGCTAAATCTTTTTGTTTATTCATCTGTATGTCAGATGATTTCTTATCTAATGCTAAAACGTTATCAACATGTAACTTGACTTCGTTCTTAGCCCAGATCTGACCATCAATGATGGATGTTGGGGTAGTTTTGAAAGTTGTGATGTCCGCGAATGTGTTCATGGTGGGTAGTGGGGTGTGTGAGTTAGTCTTTTTGTTTGGGGATTATAT